ATCTCAAAAAAAATAGATATGTAGTAATCCAACGGAGATCAATTAATGGCCGACGATATAGACGCAAAAATCCCGCCTAACACAAGAGAAATGTTAGATCAAACTTCTAAAGAGGGAGTGGAACGTTCACGTAGAATTAGTAGTCTTTCTTCTAAAATAGTTGAAATGGAGAAACAAGCTATTCTAGATACTAATAAGATGTCTAATGAAATTAGTAAAATATCTAAAAAACAAAGAGTAGTTCGTGAAGAATTGAAAGGAATTAAAGATTCTACTATTCCTGAAATTGAAGCAATGGCTCCTGCAGTTAATAAGATTCTGTTACATATAAGCGGAGCTGTTGGATCGTTAGCAACTGGAATGAAAAGAATAACGATAGATACAGCCACTTCTGCTAAGAATGTTGTTGGTCAATATGGAAAAGCTATATCTGAAGATATAAGTATTAATAGAGAAAATTTAATGGCTATGAGTCTTGCAAAGGCTACTCCAATTTTTGGTTATTTTGCTGCTAAGTTTATGCAAACTGATGTGTTTAAATCAGCTGCCGCAAAAATTAAACAAACATTTAGTTCTGCAATATCATCTGTTGGTGGTGGATTAAAAAATATTTCTTCTGCCGCTGCATCAAAAGTTCAAAATTTATTTTCTAAAGGAGTTAAAGAACCACCACCAAAAATGCAGACTGGTGGTTACGTAGAAAAGGGTGGTGTTGCAGAAGTTCATCCTGCAGAAGTTATTGTTCCTATAGATAAAGTATTATCCAAATTTAGTGAACAACAAAAAGGTAAAGGAGGAGATGTACAGGAGCAAACACTTACAACATTAAAAGATTTATCTACTAATATGAAGATGTATGGAAACTATTTCCAAAAAGAGAAGATGAATCGAAAGGGAGTTATAAAAGATTTTGTTACTGGTATATGGGGAGGAAAATACGGTAAAAGTTGGGAATTCAGAATGCTTATGGCTACTGAAAAATTACAAGCAGCTATATCTGAAACACCTGGGAGATTTAAGTTTGCTTGGGAATCAATAATGTGGAAGCATCCAATATTTAGAAAACTTATTGGACTTACTAAAGGTTTATGGTCAACATCAAAAATGTTTGGAAGAATGATTCGTTGGCCTTTCAAACTATTATTTGCTGCAAAAGGAAAGTATACAAAAGATATAAAACAAGCTACATCCACAGATAACGCAATGGGTCAGATTGCTAATATATTAGCTGCAATTCATACAAGGTTAATGCCAAGAATGGATACATTAATTAGAAATACAGGAGCATTAAATAATTTTGTATTACAAGAAAGTGGTTATGAAAAACAAGAAAGTGGAACTTCTAGATTAATTTCTAGAGTATTTAAAATGCTCACTCCTGGCAAGAAAAAAGAATTATCAATGGGAAAAAAATCAAATTTGCTACCAGGGCCAGATCAGATGGCAAACGATATAAGACTGATTGAAGAAAATACACGCAGTACATCAAAAAAGGTTAAGCTTTTAGCCCCACTTCAAAAAGATCAAATAATAGAGCTAAAGAAAACAAGAAGATCTATAAGTTGGATGGGTAAAGGAGTTACAAAACTAGGAAAAACATTAAAAAGTAGTGGACAATTTATTTGGAAACTTCTTATGATGGGTTTTGCTTTTATTCAACCTTTGTTAACATCTGTAAGTTCGCTTATTGGTAGGTGGCTTCCTGCTATTGCTACTGGTATTTTTAGTCTTGGTAGTGGTCTTCTTGGTAAAGCATTTGGAGGTATTGGAAAAGTAGCTGGTGGACTTCTTGGTGCTACAGGAGCTACAATTGCTGGTTGGTCATTAGCTGCTGTTGGAGCTGGTGCAGCTGGATATGGAATAGGAACATTAATTAATAAAGTTATTGATAAAGCTTTTGGTGAAAAAGGTGGTTTAGGTAAATGGGTTTATGACAAAGTTCATGAACAAGGAGATAGCTGGTATAAAGTTGCTTGGGGATTTATAAAATTACCTTTTACTGCTGTGCATTCATTATGGACAAAAGTAAAAGAATGGGTATATGAAAGAATTGAAGGTTCTTGGGTGTTTAATAAAGTGAAACAAATAGGAGCAATTATTACATATCCTTATAAACTTGCTTGGAAAATTGTTAAAAAATTATCAGCTTTTGGAACATGGTTAGGTGAATCAACCAAAACTATTTACAGAGGTGTATCTGCTTCTATTAAATTTATATGGAATTTGCCTGGAAACATAGTTGATTTTGTTACTTGGCCGTTTAGAAAAGTTTCTTCACTATTATCAAGACTTAAACAATGGACAAAATTAAAATTAAGCAGTATACCTATAATTGGTAGATGGTTTCAAGCTGGAGATGACTCTTGGCTTGCAAAAGAAAAATTGTTTGAAAAACTTAAAAAAGAGGAAGGACCCTCTTTCATAGAAAAAATATCTTCTTTTCTTATATGGCCACTTAAAAAAATAGGAGAACTAAAAGATACGTTCAAGCAAAAAATTAGTGAGAAGTGGGATAATATTTTAAAAGATTTGAATTCTGTAAAAGAAAAAATAAGTTCATTTCTTTCATGGCCTTTTACAAAAATAATAGAACTGAAAGATACGTTCAAACAAAAAATTCATGAGAAGTGGGATAATATTATAAAAGATTTGAATGTAAAAATAGATAATATTGTTGACCTTATAACATGGCCTATAAGAAAAATGGTTGAATTGGTTACAAAGGCTAAAGATTGGACTATGGAGAAACTTCAGAATATACCTCTTATTGGTAGAATAATGAAGTGGAGTAAAGAGAAAGAGAAAGAGGACGGTCAAGGATTAGAACCTATTGTTAAACCAAAAGAAGACAAACCTTCATGGTGGAAATCTCTTAAAAAAGCTGCGGGTATGGCTAAAGGAGGAATAACAACAAGATCTACATTAGCAAATTTACATGCAAGCGAAGCAGTTATTCCATTACCGCCAGAAGTTACGGAAGCTATTACAAAAAGATTTATTGATAGATCTGAAATTGCAAAGAGAGATGTTGCATCTCGAATGGCTGAAAGTAAATATGCTGCTGGTGAGTTTGGAAAGAAGACAGGTGATATAGCTTCTCAGATTGAAAAGGGTCAAGTACAAATTAATAACGCAATGGTTTATAATTCTAATTTAATGGCAAATTCAAATTCAAACATGGCATCTACAATAGCAGATTCAATGGGGTCTGGAGGAGGAAGTTTTTCATCTGGAAATGATTTTGCAGCACAAGTTTTAAAATGTAACTTATCGTAGGAGATTGATCAATAATGGCAAATGATGCATATGTAAGAAAGTTAGATCCTCCTTATGGAATTTTTGGTTTACCGCCATCAAATTTTGTAAGTACACACATGATAAAGAATTCCATGCCGGTTATGGAGATTAGACCGTCGAAACCTTCATTTAAAACTGGACTGACACTTTTTACTGTTCAAGATGATATTGAAACATATGATAAAATTCTTAATAATTTAGGTTTTAAAATTGAACATCCTCTTAGAATTGCTTTTCTTGCTGATAACTTCCCGACGGATACGTTTACCAATGACTATGGAGAGACTTTCTTACAAAAATTTACTGATGTTGCTAGCCAAGGGATGTCACAACTTGCACAGATGACTGGTGCGCGGACAGGAACTGAAGCTCTTAAACAATATGGAAATATAATTTCAGGAATGAGCAACCTGGGTGGAGCTGCCGGAAAAGTTTTTGATGTTGCTGGAAAGGGTCTTACCAGTTTTGTTGAAGGTGCAGAAAAAATTCAACAACAACTTTCTAAAGGAGGCGGAGCAGCCGGAGCTGGCGCATCTATTGCTGGTAATGTTGTTAATAAAATGTTAGCTGGAAACAGAGTCGACTTTCCACAGGTTTGGAGAAATAGTGGTTTTAGTCCTTCTTATACTGTTACTATTAGGTTATATAATCCAAAACCTGGAAATTATGAATCTACTCTAAAACATATTGTGGGTCCACTTGCTGCCATTCTTACATTAGCTATTCCTAGATCACAAGATGGTTATACTTATAATTGGCCATTTTTTCATAGGGTTAAAGTTCCTGGGATTTGGGAATTAAATCCTGGGGTTATAACAAATGTTACTGTCATTAAAGGAGGAGATCAACAAGCAATTGCATATAATCAGAGACTTGGGATGGTTGATGTAAGACTTGACTTTGTTAGTTTATACACTAGTATGTTGATCGAAGAGGGAGATGCTAATATTACAAACAGACCTACCATTAGATCTTATTTACAAAATTTATTAGAGGATAAAGAGGTAGAACCTGTATATAACACAGCTGCTAAATTAGGTGGTGGTACAACTGCACCAAAATTAATATCTCCAAATAGAACTTTTGAAAATGCATTATCACCTCCAAGACTAGCATTAATTCAACCAAGATCATCATCTCCAACACTTATCGAAGGAGATGAAGCCAGAGTAGATGTTGATGTGATAACGAAAGCTGCATCTTTAAAAGCATCCAATGATTTGATTGGTTTAGCTTAACAAATAGAATTTCGAAAAATCATAGTTAAATAATAGGCGAGAAAAAGGTTGATGAGAAATTGTGTTTGGGATGTGAAGTTGTTATATTTATTTTGATATTTCATATCTGCTAAAACTTTCATTAATAATATATTTACTTGTTGTTTGAAATACACCTGGGATATCGTTCTTTTTATTGACATGAGAGATCTAACATATGTATAATAATCATCTCCACATATCTGATTAACGTTTTTTAAATCCTTTACAAATAATTTTAAAATCAATCTTATAGTATCTGTATGTTTTACGTTATTTACTTTATTAACAATCATCGTGGCAATTGAACTATTGATTTTTGTTATTCTTCTTGCGTTTTCTTGAGCAATTTTATCTACTATTTGATATACTGTTATTTTCTTTGTTACTTCTTCTACAGCTCTTTCATCTTTTTTCATATTTTCATATTGAAAAGAATTCTCTTCATCATCAACAGGTTCATTTTGTGTTTTTATTTTCCCACCTTGTTTTACTGCTTCATAATATGTATTAGCAAAACTTTTAACACTTTGCGAAATTCTATGTCTACATTCCTGTATAAATTTTGATATTTGGTCTATGTCTTTTTCTGTCATAGATCTTGTATATCTCCTGATCATCTCATTTGATATATGATACATAGCATTACCAATTGTTTTTTCTCTTGCGAATAAATGTGTTTTTGTTATGTGTTCTAAAGCATATCTAAATATATCTTCATTACAAAATTTAATATGTTTATCTAGAAGTGCTCGATAGTGTCGAATAACAAAAAATAACATTGTTGTTCTAAACCCAATTTGATCTCTTTGATTCAAGAAATACCACATTAGAAAAATATAGAAATTTGATTTTGGATCATTATGAAGTTTAAACTTTGATTCTTTTCTTCCGCTCCATTGTCTTTTTGTAAATTCTTTAATATCTTGTTCTTTCAGACCGGTAAGATTTAAAAAAGTAAAATAATGTTTTTTTGTTTTTGGTTTATAACAAGGTTCTGATAAACTAGAAAGACTATAACCAGCTGCTTTAATCATCTCTGATTTTAATTTTGTTATATTTATTTTTGTTTTAGATAGTAATATTTCCATCGTTATCCCACGACTCTAACTGTAATATTTGCAGCTCTAAAATAAACAAATTCAGGACCGTATTCTAGCAATTCTGTTTGTGTAAAATCATCAATATCATAATTGAAAAATATGCTTGTTACGGGTCTTATTAGTCTACAATGATCTACTCCATCTACTCCTTGTATAACATCTATAATTTCAGATCTATATATTGAAACATTAGACCCAAACCTACTACTAAAAGCACTTATCAATGCAGTTTTTATACTTTGAGAAATTCCTGATATTGTTAGAGTTGTATCTGATTCTTTAAAAACTTCTATTTCGATCTCTAATGGAATCGTATAATTTGGTACTGGTATCCAACCTTTCATTGAATATATATATTTATATCCTTTATTTGTTACATTAATAATATCGTCTGATGCTGGTACTAAATAATGCCATGTTATTGCTGTGGCGTCTGTACATGTTGCTATATATCCAGCGTAAGATGTAGCAGCGTCTGATAATGCATATTTATCATCTATAGAAGGATTTGCTGGAAGACTAGATACAACATCTATAACTGTTGGTTTTGTTATTATATTATGCTGCATGTTTTTAAGCACGCCAGTTGTGTTTGAAAATTTTAAATTTGTAAAATCTGTTAACATTCTATGTGATGTAAAATCAAGAGTAGTTAATAATGATTGTAATATTTGACTTTCAAATTCTCTTGTTTCTATACCATCGTAATATGATTGTTTAATTACTGGTATATCATAAATTGTTATATAAGAAGTTGAATCATCTACAATACTTGATAACATAAAATCATCTAAATTTTGCCTAAAAACTATCGAATTTTGATATCTAGACACATTATTTAAGGATGGATCTTTTATTGTAAAATAGTAAGTTTCTTGACCTTCTGGAATAAAAGTATATGGACTTACAGAATAGGAAAATTCTGATGCTGTTGAGTCGTTAGTCATATCATATGTAACACCTGTTGAACTAACTTCCATTTCACATGTTGCTAAGGCAACATCTAATTCTGTAGAATGATAATGTAAATTAAATTTGCCTGCATTCCCTATTTTTTCTACTACCAAATTGTCAGCAAATATATTATAGTCTGAAACATAGCTTGTTATTAAAGTTGGAGTTTGTTCTGTTTCGTCAACAGTATAATAATAATTTGCTGCAGAATTTATAAGGTCTATTACTAGATCGAAAAGTGTATAGTAATTAACGTTATCAACAACAACAGTTGTTAACCTTGGAATAATTGTTTCTGTTCTACCAGTTATAAAAGAAGCGTTTCTTGTAGGAACTATTAATTGTTGAGTAATATCATCAGGATCTGTTCCAAAAAACAATGATGTAAATAGTTGAATATCATTTATTTTTAAGTCTGATCTTTTTAATACTGCAATTGAATTTTGAGATAATGGTGAAGTGGGTACTACTACATCTACATTTGAATAGTCGTTTTCAGTAACTAATCTTCCAAGAGTGGTTATTGAAGCAATTGCATTTCTTCTAGTTTCTTCTAGAGATTCTTCATCTTCTCCACCACTTGCAGAAGTTGCGTTCAAAACTGTATAATTGACTATTTGTGTTACTCCAGCATCTGTTTCATTATAAAGTCTATCTCCTGTTTTTATACTACCAGCTATTACATTTCCAGCAGCTCCTTGTGTAATATTAGAAGTTATTCGAACTGTACCACCTGCAGCAGGCTGAACTCCTATTAATCCATTTCCAAAATATAATCTAACTCCAGAATCTGTTCTTCTTCGAACATATCCTTGATTAGAATCAGACATTAAATATAAACTATCATATTCTGTCCATGTTGTAAATGCTGGATCTCCTGGATTTTTTACCTCTACTGTTATAGTAGATATTTTTCCAGATATTGGTACATCAATTGTTACAAATTGATATCTGTCTAAATCTGAATCTACTTGAAATTCCTGAATATCTGGTTGATATTGATTCACAGGTAGTACGAATGAAAAGTCATCAGATGTTTTTGTATAGGCAAGGGTATATTTTTTATTATTTTTTACTAATGTAATTACCACTGTTGAGTTACTTGTTATTTCTATTGTTGTAGTATAATCTGTTGTGAATTGAATGTCACCTGCGTAAAATTTAAAACCTGATGCAATATCAAAACTTACGCTAGCATCTGTAAATGTTAGAGGTATTGTAACAAGAACATTAGCTGTAGAATATTCTGCATCTGAAGGGCTATATCCTAAAAATGCACCAAGGTTCAAGATTGATTCAGCAAGTTGGGCTTTAGTAAGAAAGAACTCGCGGTAAGTTGACATTTGATAAAACATCAAATTTCCTGTTAAAGTAGAAACAACATCAATAATGAAACTAAGAAAAGATGATTTCGTAAGATCCACACCTTCTAATTCAAGATACTCTTTTATATAATCTGTGATTTGAGCTCGTATAGAATCTCTTGATGCGTATATTTCAGTGGATATTGTCATGTTTTATTTTCCCTTACATTAGATAGAATCCTGAATTCTCATCAAACAAATCTTTTAATGTATTTTTTAATGAACTATTTTTTGATAAAAGTTTTGTTAAGAATTCAGTATCAGATAAAGTATGAATTTTTTTGTCATAATCAAAGAATACGTGAGTATTAATAACTTGTTGATCTATTTCGGTTGTTGTGCGGCTTTGCATTATTTCTAGTTTTAACTTCCAATAACGTTTGTCAGTGTTTGGATGTATTTCTACTCCAGTGACTTGAAAAATTGGATATATATCATTTGTCGATCTTAAGAATGTTTGTTCTAATTTTATGATATCATGAGGTAGAGGTGTAATTCCGTAGGAACTAGGAAAGATTATATTTGTTATATTTTCTTTAACTTGACCAATATCTTGACCGTCAAATGAAGTTGTTATTTCATCTGGAAAATAGATTGGTAATAGTAGTATTTTATCTCTTTTAATTCCAGTTAGTTCTCCAACTTGTTCATATGATCCACCAAATACATTTTCATCTTCCCATATTGTTTCATCTTTATTTATATGATAATATGTTGTTAGAAATCCAATAGCATGTTTACTGTAATATTCATAAACTAATCTTTGATATTCATGAATATATCCATATAATGCTTCCCAGCTTGGAGTTCTTACCCATTTTTGCATTAATCAGCAGCCTCCATAAATCTAAAATATAATGATTCGTCAATGGTAACACCTAATTGAGAAGTTTCGCCTTTATAATTTACGTCTATTGAAACAGTAAATCCTTTTTTGTTATTTAAGAACCTAACATCAACGTTTAAAATTTTTGCTCTATTATCATATCTTTGGAGTTTGACCATTACTTCATCTTTAATTTTAGATGCTGTATAGTTATCAGCTGGGTCAAAAACGAATTTATATAAATCACTTCCATACTCAGGATCGTGAGTATATGTCCTCGTTGCTGTTAACAGGATGTTATTCCAAGAGAGAATAATTGCTTCTAAATCACTAACTCGTCTGAAATCGCCGCTTGGACCAATAGTAGAAGTGTAGTCAGATATTTTACCTTCTGAACCTACTACACTTATATTAAATCTATCTAATATATTTGCCATTTTACTTCCTCGCAGCTTCTTCTTGCATTTGTTTTTGTTTTGATTCTTCTAACTCAGACTTCCATTTTAAGTAATCATAAAATTTTTTAACTGGCATAAACATAGTTTCTCCATATGATTGTTTACTCAACTCCATGCAAGAATATATGTTTTCGGCTAAATTACGTTTATACTCAGATATGCCGTTATGCTGAATACACTGCTCGAAAAAAGTTATCCACCAAGTCTATATCAATTTCTTCTTCTTGTGAACACTCTGGACAATATGTTTTCATTTTAAGTTCAATACCATATTTTCCAAACTCTTCTAAATAGTGTTTATGTATTTCTCTTTTATCTTTTGCAGGAAGAGTTAGATAAGCATCAATTATGTCAACTCGATCATTATAAATTTTAGATTCTGCTTTAGCTTCTACATCTTCTTCAAATTTATCTATAATTAATGTTTCTATAATTATATCAATTGAACTTCCAGGTCTTGATGATAATTCTCTTATAGCGGTCATTTCGTCATGTAGAGATGGTTGTTTTATAAAAGCTGAAACTCCTGTACTAACTGGTAATTCAACTTTTTTCTTTTTGGTTAATATGTTATCTAATGGGTATGGAGTAAAATTAAATGTACTTGATGCTTTAACAGTCACCGGATATTTTTTTCCACATATTCCGCATTTAATTTCATAATTTCTTATTTCTTCGTAAGTAATATGGTAAAGTCCATATAGAAGTGCATCACGATCTTTTAATGTAACTACTTTTAAAAATGTATTATAATCAGGAATGCTTTCTGGTTTAACTACAATAGAATCATAAATACATTTATTTAAATGTTCTGTGACCTTTGTTGGAGTCATCAGACTTCCTTTTAATCTTTCTTCTTCTTGTACATTCAATGATCTAACATTGAATGATAATTTTGTTTGAGGTGTGATTACCTCGTATTCTGGATATTTTACATTAAATCCTGTAAATGGCATTAGTTTGATCTCCTTTCAAATTTGTTTTCTATCTACTTTTTACAAAAATTTTATTCTTCCGCTCCACGAGATTTAAATGAAGCTATTGATTTTTGAAGAGCAGCATTAGCTTTCATAAGGTTTGTTTTAGCCTTTTGAGTTTCTTTATCATTTTTTGCTTTTTTAGCAGCAACAAGTTGAGCTTTATGTTTTTCAACTTTACATTTAAGCATACAATGTTGTCGTCTTGAAGTATTAACTTCAAATTTGCCGCATCGTTTGGTACACACATCGTATATAGATCTTATTTTTCTATATAGAGACCACATAACTGGAAATCCTACACCTGTTAAACTTGAATATGATTTCCTCAATTTAGCAACTCTACCTCCAGCTTCCATAACTTTGAATCTTGCTTCTATTATTTGCTCACTTATCTCGTCAGTTTTTATAATTTGGTCATCTAAAATAAAAGTCATTAATTGATGTTCTGAGGCTTCCATTACAAAATTTAGTAATTGTAATTTTGATAATTTTGATTTATCTGACTCACTAACTATATACATTGATAATAGTTGTAACTCTTTTCTATCCATTGTAATAATCTCCTTAATATCTATACAATCCCTTTAATCGTCTTTGTTTTGATCTGTTTAATAATCTTACTAATTTTTGTTGTACATTATTAATTGCGTTTTGTCCTTTCTTTTTACAAAGATCTTCATTTTTATTTTGAGGACAATCTTGAGAAATAACTCGTTTTATAATTTCTAATTCTTTATGATAAAGTTCAGTATTAGCAGAATCTAAACATAAACGTTTTTTCTTTGAGTTTGTAATGGATTTACATTGTATAGTTTTTTTATTATGCAAACCTTTTAACCCTCTCCAAGCTGCCCAGGTTGGCTGAGCAAATACAGACATTCCTGAAATAATGCCTACTGGGCTTTCGCTAAAAAATAAGAATGAAACTTTGATTGTTCAAATCGTTGATCAATGATTTCTTTTGCTTCGTCATCTGATTTTGTTATAATTTCACCATCAAGTAAAAATACTTTTAGTTGGTGTTCATCAGCCTCTACTTGTACAAAATTTAAAAGTTGCAGTTTAGATTCTTTCGTCAACTTTGCGTTAACAATGATCTCGCCACAAGTTATTTTTAAGTTATTGATGTTCATTGGTATATGTCTCCTTTTTTAAATTAACAAGGTAGTGGAAAGTTATATGTTAACCACTTACTTTGTACCATAGGCTTTAATTATATCTTTTGCTGAATAAAATGTTTCTGCGAATGTTTGACACTTTGTTCTTACCCATGGTTCATGCCAAGCATAGTCAATATTAAATTCAATTTCAACGTCCAGTCTTCCGACTGTTTCTACATCACTTGAATATAAGTCCTGTGGGTCTTTTGCTGGGAACATTCCATCATAACATGCATAATATTCTATTGTTTTTGCATCTGGTGCTGTTGTCCAGTAATACATTAAACCAGCATATGTGGCTTTTGTATAACCGCTACCATCATCATTATCTACCAAGTCAGTAACACCAGTTCTATAATCTCTAATCATTTTAACCCAACTATGCATAATATCTAGAATAGGTGTCTTGTTGAACTCTAGAAATTTAATAGAAACAGTATTTCCATAATCCACATTAGATGGCACTGCCCATTTTACACCACCAAGTCCTGTAAACTCTGTTTTATTTAAAGTTCCACCGGGAGGTGTAACAGATAAACAGGAAGCGGCTAAAATATTTTGAATTTCAGAAGTTTGTGAAATTCCACTAATTCCGAGTTTAGTGTATTCAACTATTCCTACTGGAATTCTTTCAAACCATATAAAATGATAACCAGTAGTATAAGGGTCGGCAACTCCTACAGTAGTTCCGCCGAATTTACGAGTAAGGATGTTTTGGCCTAACTCTGAGAATGAATATTTCATTTTAAATTAATCCTCCATATTTACGTTCTTGTTGATATCCTTTACTTGTTTCATTGTGGTTTTCCAATCAGAAAACCTGATACCTTTATCGTCAATATAAAATGTAGCTCCTAGTTTTTCAGCTGTAATTCTATCGTAATATATATTGTGTTTCTTTAACCAAACTTTTAGAGCACCAATTTGTTCTTCAGCAGTTGGTTTAACCATATGAACTTTAGATGCTCTAGTAGTAAAGATTACTATTTCGTAACCCATTTCTCTTAGTTCGACTATTGATTCTTTTGCTCCTATCATGAGGTCGTCTGATAATACTCCATTATTCCAACCGTTCAAATACTGACTTATAACTCCATCAAAATCAATCATAGCTCTTTTTCTAATTGGTATATTTGGATTTACTTGTTCTGGATACATAGTTCTAATTATATTATTTTTCTTTTTTTCATCTTTATAAGAATCCATCGGAAACAATGATTCATCTTTTTGAATTTTGTTTAGATATTTATTTATGTCCATTTTAACTCTTTTTTACTAAAACTACTATTTTATAATTTGTTCTGATTTTCGAAGTAGTTCGTTTATTTTTGTAACTGTTTTCTATATATATTAATAACAAATGAATAGAGTTTGTTTTATTTTTTAAGGAGAAAATTAATGTGGTTAGATTCCAGAGAAATATCAGGATGGTCATATAATTATTGTTATTATGTTGAAGATGATCTAAACATTAGAAGTCTTATAACAGATTCTCAATGGGCATATTATTATTGCAAAAATGTCAAAGATATACCAGAAGTTAGAAAATATATAACAGTTTCTATGTGGGCATATTATTATTGTAAAGTTGTTAAAGACATACCAGAAGTTAGAAAATATATAACAGAGTCTAAATGGGCATATCGTTATTGTAAAGAAATAAAAGATGAGTCAGAAGTTAGAAAATATATAAAGGAGAATTAAAATGGAAGCAACACCAAAATACATAGTTGATAGGCTTTGCCAAAATGGGTTTGAAACCTATGTAGTTGGTGGAGCTGTTAGGGATTTTTTGAGAGGTGTAGAAGCAAAGGATATAGATATTGCTACATCTGCAACTTCAGATGAAATTGAAGAACTATTCAAAGAACAAAAAATTAAAACGGTAGGTAAATCATTTAAAGTTGTTTTTGTGGATGGTGTAGAAGTAGCAACTTTTAGAACTGATAAATATTTTGGATTGAGTGATAAGAATGTTGAAATTTCAGTTGCTAAAACAATAGGTGAAGATTTATCTCGTCGTGATCTTACAATAAATGCTATGGCAAGATGTCAATATACTGGAGAAATAATTGACAGATTTGGAGGGAAAGAAGATTTAAGAAATAAGGTAATCAGGTTTGTAGGTAATCCTGAAAAACGCATTTATGAAGATCCAAATAGAATTATAAGAGCCTGTAGATTTTTAGCTCTTATAGAAGGTAAGTTTGATGAAGGTACTAAAGAAGCTTTAAAGAAATATTCTTACTTTGTTGAAAAGTATATTGATGTGGAGAGAATTCAAATTGAAATTTTAAAAAGTATGAATTATAGAAAACCATCTATATTCTTTTTAGCTCTTCATGAGATCGATGTTTTAAAGTATATTTTTCCAACTTTGGACAGGTGTTTTGATCATGATCATGGACCATATCATAATGAAGATATATTTACACACAGTATGATGTGCGGAGATAATATATCAAAAAAATATCCATTGTTACGACTTGGTGGATACCTTCATGACATTGGTAAAGTAATAACAGCGTGTCAAGATATAGAAACAAGAGAGTTTCATTTTGCTGGTCATGAAAAAGCTGGAGCTGTTGTAGTTAGAAAGGAATTAGAACATCTTAGATTTTCTAACGACGATACTAATTATGTATCATTTATAAACGAGTTACATATGAGAGATTTTAGATCACCAAAATCAATTAGAAGAACTCTTAAAGCATTAGCTGATCATGGAATTAATTATAAGGATATTGTGCGATTGAAATTTTCTGATAGAAAGTCAAATTTGTTTCGTGGAAATTATGAGTTGTCAAAAGCAAGAGAACTTATTTCTGATATTAGAACTGAATTAACGAGGGAACCACCAAATAATTTTAAACATTTGAAATTAAATGGTAATGATATTATGAAAATAACTGGTATCCCTCAAGGAAAACTCATCGGAGATATTTTAAAATTCTTGCTTCAAAATGTTGTTGATGTTCCTGAACTAAATAATATATATAACCTTAAACAATTAGTTTTTAAGTATTTGAAATTGGAGATTCTATGAAAAGTTTACGATGATTCAAATATATAAAAGTCAGAGAATCACTGACGTCAATGATGGTTTTTTATATGAGGGTACTGTATTGATTCTACAGGAGGAATGTACCCGCCTAGAGGTGCATCGTCATCGTAATTTGTTTTTAAAAATTTTAGTTAAAGAGAGGTTTTAAAATGAAAATGAAAGGAAAAAGATCAGAAGGTGCTATTGATAAGGATTTACAGAGGTTGATTGCTGATTTAACATTAAGCAAAAAAGATGATCATCCTCAATATGGTTACAAGATAGATTTCTATGTAAATGATGTATCTAGTAAAGTTATTCTAGATTTTATTAAAGTACTATTTTGCAGGATACAACCATCTGATAAACCAGAGACATTACTCCGATTTATTGACGAACTTACAGTAGGTGATATGGAAGAAATGAGAAAAGTTTTTGGAGTAGATGGTCCTTTGTGTGATTGGCAATTTTGGAAAGACATGTATTCGAAAACGGGAAGAAAACAGAATGGTGATTTACATTCATCAGTAGATTTAACATCTGAGAAAGAAAAAGAGAAGGTTAATGTTAAATCTACCGAATAATTTTAAACTAATATCTAAATTTATAACAGGAAGTCATCTTTATGGAACAAATACAGAATTATCTGATACAGATATAAGAGGTGTGTTTATTCCAAGCGAGGAATATTTTTATGGTTTCTTGAATCGAGTAGAACAACCCAAAGATGACGTAGTAGATCTTGAGTTTTATGAAATTCGAAAATTTCTCATTCTAACACTTGATAATAATCCAAATATTATAGAGTTTTTATTCATACCAGATGAGTTTATCCTTCATAAAACTAAAGAGTGGGATGATATTATTTTAAATAGAAGGTATTTTGTTTCTAAAAAATGCAAACATACTTTTTTTGGATATGCTAATTCACAGTTAAAAAGAATACAAAGACATAGAAGTTGGTTATTAAACCCGCCGAAGAAACAACCAAATAGAAGTGATTATGGTCTTCCTGAAAACAAATCATTACTACCAAAAGATCAGATCGGAGCGTTTAATGCATTATTATCTACATATTTAAAACAAATAGGAAAACATCATAAATTAGCAGTTGAGTTAGAAAAAATGGAAGAAACAGTATCTTATATTTCTGCAATTCAAAATTTGGTTAATATAGACTATAATGCAGTTTCAAAGATAATGACTGTTTCTGATAATTTGATTGAGGCTCTTGATAGAGAGAAAGCTTATAGTAACTCAATGAGGGAATGGAATTCTTATCAAAACTGGAAAAAGAATAGAAATCCAGATAGAGCTATACTGGAGAAAAAATTTGGTTATGATACAAAATTTTGCATGCATTGTTTCAGGTTGATTTCAGAGACAGAAGAACTTCTCTTAAGTGGTAAGATTAGTTTTCCAAGACCTGATGCTGATTTTTTGATTGAAATTAGAAATGGAAAATATAGTTATGAATATTTATTAGAGAAACTTCAACATGTAGAAGATGATTTTGAAGAATTATATTTAAAATCATCGCTCCCAGATAAACCAAACAGAACTATAATTAATAAATTATGTATAGATATAGTTAAACCTCTATTAGAAAGTCGTACGATATGCGATCTATGTTAGAACAAAAATAAAAATAGAGGATTGTATTGGTATGAAAAAATTTTGTGAGTGCGGTTGTGGTTTTTTAGTAAAACCTGGTAATAGATTTATTGTAGGTCATAACAATAAAGGAAAAAAACTTAATTTGTCAGAAGAACAGATTAAAAAGAAACAAGAATTAGCAAAAAAGAACTGGTTAAATAAAGATATCAGACAAAAGATGATGTCTGGTATTAAAGAATCTAAAAATACTGAGAAAGGAAGAAAAGATAATAGAAGAGCATCTAAGATTGGTAACAAAGTTATCAAATACAAACTAGATAATGATCCATATTTTAAAGAGAAAAAAAGAATTAGTAGTAGTTTAGCAGCAAAGAAATTGTGGCAAACTAAAAGAGAACATATGTTGAAAGTTAGGAAAAAACAATGGACTAAACAAGCCAGAAGTAATATGAGCAATTCTACAAAAAACAGATTCAGAAATCCAAGAGAAAGAGAATTACTTCGGCATCGAACAATTACAAGGTTTTTAGATCCAAAAGAAAGAGAAAAACAATCAAAAATTATATCTCAAGCTTATATTGATGGTAAATTCTCTATGAAATCAAGGTTTAAAACTGGTTATATAAATGATATTTTTTATCAAAGTTCATATGAAAGAAGATTTATTTATATTTTAGAATATTTCTTTAAAGATCGATGGAGTAGATGTAGTTTGAGATTTCCATATTTTGATGAAGAGATTAAAAGAATTTATATACCCGATTTTCTAGTTGATGATAAAATTATTTTTGAAGTTAAGGGTTGGTTTAGTGATAAAGATAAGAGTAAAATGATTAGAGCTACAAGAGAATTATCTTTTATGGTTTATTTAATTTTTGAAGAACAATTAAAATTTTTGGAGAATTTAATTTCTTTACAAAAACCTTTTTCTTTTAGAAAATTACCCAGAATTGACAATGGACAATTAATTTTAAAATAGTAAAACAATCTTTAGGAGAATAGTATGAATAGAATAGATGAACTGGTTTTAGAAATAACTAAACATGATAAACTTTATTGGGAAAAGAGCGACCCAATTATTTCTGACATTGAGTATGATAAATTAGTAAATGAACTTAAAGAACTTGATCCTTCAAATGAACTTTTAGTTAAAGTACATACTCCAGTAACGAATGAAAAAAAGATTCGTCATAAAATATCAATGTTGAGTCTTGATAAAGTATATTCATTTAAAGATCTTGTAAAATGGTGTAGAAAAGTTGCTAGATCAAAAAATGAAATGTTCAAAAGTGAAGTAAAATATGATGGTGTATCTGGAGATTTAAGAGATGGAGTTTTGGCTACAAGGGGAGATGGTATTGTTGGCGAAGATGTATCAGATAAACTTCCTCTAATAAAAGTTTTTTCAACAACTGGATCTAAAGATGTTAGAGGTGAAATTCTTTTTAAAAAATCTAGTTTTAGAGAAAATATAAATAAGGTCGTCAGAAAGGGTGGCGAATCTTATAAAAATGAAAGGAATGCAGTTGGAGGAATATTAAATAGAGATGATATTGATTATAGTGTTGGCGAAATATTAACTCTGGTAGATTTTCGTCATCTTGGTGTAAAATTGAATTTAAATGACATAGAAAATCTTGGAGAAGAAGGAATAAGGATAATTGAAAGAGATATTAAGATGTTAGATTATCCTGCTGATGGTATTGTTTTTAAAATTGATGATCAGGAATATGCAGAACAATTAGGATCAACAAGACATTATTCAAAATCTGAGATAGCATTTAAATTTGCCAATCCATTTGCATTTTCAAAGTTGAATGGAGTAACATGGAGTGTTGGTAAACATACAATTACTCCCATTGGTAATGTAGAACCAGTAGAAGTTAGCGGAGTTACAATTCGAAATGTCAATCTTCATAATATGAAAAATATAAGAGATATGGATATTCATATAGGAGATGAATTGAAGATTGAACGTGCTGGTGATGTAATACCTTTTGCAGCTGGAGTATCACAAGGACAAGAAAGAGAATGGATTTATATTACTAATTGTCCTGCTTGTGACTCTGATGTTAGATATGAAGATCCAGAAATGGTATGTATTAATCCTGATTGTAGGGGAAAGCATTTAGTTAAACTTATGGATGCTGTTGTTAGAATTGGTATTGAACGACTTGGTGAACCAACTCTAAGAAAAATGATAGATGATTTGTATGTATATAATTTAGTTGATATTTTTCATTTAGATAAAGATGATATCATCACGTTAGAAGGATTTGCTGAGTCCTCAACTAATAATCTTTTTGGTGAGATTCAAAAAGTTAAAGAAAATGGAGTTTTTGAATGGCAGATTCTTTCGTCTGTAAATCTTGAAGGAATAGGAAGATCTTTGAGTGCTGATTTGTTAGAAGGTAGATCTTTGGAAGAAATTAGAAAATATAATATTGATCAATTTGAGGCAATTCAAGGAATTGGTCCTGAAAGAGCTAAAGTTCTTTTTAATGGTTTAAAAGATAATCAAGAATATATTGATCGTCTTTTAAAAATTTTACCCATTAGAAATGTTGAAGCAAAAGGAGACCTGATGAAAATATGTTTTACTGGAAAATTCCATGAGACGAAATCTTATTATTATGATTTGATTAAAAATAAGGGATATGATATTTGGGAAAAAGTTACAAAAGATCTTGACGTGTTAGTTGTAGCTGATCCAAGTAAAGGGTCGAGTAAGCAAAAGAAAGCTGAAAATCTTGGAATTAAGGTAGTTTCTATTGAGGAACTTTTGAATAATCTTTAATTTTTTGGTGGGGTGGTTAACTCTACCCCACCATGAAAGGCTGGTAGAAAAGTGGAAAAAGATCAAGAAATGAGAGTAAGAATCATTAAAGATCCAGATACTAAAATTGCAGTAGTTGGAGGTTTTGACAAATCATTCAGGAACGATAAATATGAATTATTGTTTAATACGAAAACTGGAGTTGAAGTTCTTTACGGCATAGATGATAATCCAGATCCTTTTGTTTTAGAATTACCATCGATGATAGACTGCGGAATTATGGGTCATTGTTTAAATAAATGCTCATTTTGTTATCAGGGTGATAATAATGAACCTAATATGAAATTAGAAGATTATAAAAAAATTATAGACGAAACTAAACACCATGTAAATCAAATTGCTTTAGGTGGTAGAGGTGATCCAAATTTACATGAGAATTTCAGAGAAATAGTTGAATATTCAAAAAATAATAATGTAGTTCCAAACTATACAACAAGCGGAATTAATCTAACTAATGAACAAGTTGAAATATCAAAAATGTGTGGTGCTGTAGCAGTTTCTGATTATGTTAGATCGTATACATATAAATCACTAAAAATGTTTATGGATGCTGGAATAAAAACGAATATCCATTTTATTTATTCTACGCAATCACATGATAGTGCTATTGAAATACTTAAAGGAAAAGATATATGGAATGGTGATGTTGATTTTGAAAGATTAAATGCTGTTGTATTTTTATTATTTAAACCTCAAGGAAGTGGCAAGTCGTTAGGAAGATGGGTTCCTTCATATCCTATGTTTAAAGAATTTTCTGCAAATCTTAAAAATCAGAATTTGAAATTTAAAATTGGGATGGACAGCTGTATGATCAACCATGTAGCATCAGTTGCTAATTTTTCTGAAGTTGAACAAATGGCAATAGATTTTTGTGAATCATCCAGAATGTCTGTATACATAACTCCTGATATGAGATTGGTTCCATGTTCTTTTGCTGATCATGATGAGTACGGTGAAAGTATTCGTGATAAAACGATATATGAAGTATGGAACAATTCTGAATCGTTTAGATTATTTAGAAAGAAGTTAGAAATAAAACCTGATAGATGTCCACTTAATTTGTAAGGAGAATTGATTTTGAGTTATAGTAATCACTATAGTTTTTATTCTTCCATTGATAAACCTTTGGATGTTATTTCTAGTTTTTATTTTCATTCTCTTTTAGAAATAAATGAAATGCGCGGTAGAAGAATATGTAAACCACCAGAAAATTATGATGGTGGTCTTTATATTCACATACCAAGTTTATTTAGAATGTTTTGTTTCAAAGATTGGTTCAATACTAGAGTTGATTTAATATGCGCATCTAGGATGATTAGTGACCATTTTTATGAAGAAATGAATATACTTATTAAAACTTTTTTAACTGAAAAACAATCTGCGGATATTGATTATGATGTTATATTTTTTGATATGTTTAAAGAACAATATAATAAAAGAATTGATTTAGAAAGGTTGGATTATTGGAGGAGATAAAAATTGAAAATTAAAACAGATTTTGTAACAAATAGTTCAAGTAGTTGTTTTATAGTTGCTTGGGATAAAGAAGTAAAAACATATGAAGATGTGAAAAAATATATAAGATCAGAAGTTCACGCTAAAATTGTGTATGGGGATATTTTGAAACAACAACCAATGATATTACAAAATAATAATTTTGATTTTGATATGAATCCTGTCTTAAAAAGTATAACAAATAGAATATCTAGTGAAATAAGTTCTGGTTGGTTTGATGGTTATAGAGATTCATTGGATGCAGTTTATGAGTATGAACGAAGACACAACTGTGGCTTTACAGAAGCCAGAAAAAAATGTAAAGATAAAATTGATGAAGTTGAGGAATATAATAAGAATTTAGCGATTGATAAAGCTAAAAAATTTATAGATCAAAATGTGGGAAAAGTTGTATATATGTTTTCATATGCTGATGAAGATGGAGCTTTATATTCTGAAATGGAACATGGTGATATTTTTGTACAACTTCCACATATAACAATAAGTCATCATTAAGGAGTTCAAAGTGAAAATTAAACGTGATTTTATTACTAACAGTAGTTCAACCAATTTCTATTTTATCTTTAAAGGTGACCACATTGACTTATATCAAAGATTACTTGAACATAAACATGAATTCGACCTATCTTATGATACATTTGAAGAGTTGGTGTTCAATATTACTACTTGGGATGTAATTAGAGAAATAGATAAAGTTATTAGATCGAATGATTCAGATTTATGGTTATTAAAAAATGTTACAAATATAGATCATATCATAGAGACTTTTGAAGATGATAAAAAGATGTTTTTTGATCTATATAAAAATGGAAGTAAATATTCAAAAACTTTACATGATATTTATTATAAAGAAAAAGCTGAGACTATACAGAAAAGAACTCAACTTCTTAAAGAAGCTAAAAAGAAGGGATTGTCTTCATATATAATGATATCTTTTGGAGATAATCATGGTGATGTTAAAGGGGATGCTGTCGGAACAACAATGGATTATGCTGGAAGAAAGATATCTATTAATTGTCCAAGTTTTGTTGTTTTTACAGAACAGGATAGATAGGAGAAACTATTGATGAAAATAAAAACAGATTTTGTGACTAATTCAAGTTCAGCAAGTTTCTTGTTGTATATTCAGTCAAAGGGTGATAACTTAGAGGATTTTAAGGAGTCGTTTGAAAGATATATGACTTTTCATGCATCAGTTATTAATGGGAGTGCAAGATTTTTTAACCCAAACGATATTGAACAAATTTCTTCTAATACTTTTTTAGTTAGTGATTGGACTTCAATGTATAATTACTTTAATGATATTCCAGAATATATGAGGGATTTGTTGGTTATGTTTATTGTAGAAAAAGAAGATCTTAAAAGTGACTATGGTTTTCTGGGTTTTAAATTTAAGATTGAAGAGGACCACTAATGACTTTAGGTATGAATAATGTTGTAGATAATGATAGTGATAATGAATATAGACTAGAGTATCATACTATAGTAGTAGCTATTCCTAATGATTTTGATATTGAAAAATATTTATCTTTGAAGGAACATGCTGGTATGTTTGGTAATAGATTGATTAAAAAAAGAGATTTAGTCTTTTTGTCCAATGCTGTAAGAGATTCTATAATATTTAGGTTGTTTTCTAATAAAATTCCGTACGAGACAGTTGCTTATTTTATCAAGATTTTAAAAGATCTTGGAGTTATTATGGATTTGGTTGCATCTAGTGTACAGACTTATAATATCGTTTCGATTAATGTTTTAGCAGAAGAGTTAAATAAGAAGGTTATAGAGGCTATTAAAAATATAGTGTCCGTAGAAGAATCGATGTAAAAAATAGGTCAGAGAATTAAAACTCTGACCTATTTTTTTGTAACATTATTTAATGAAAAAATTGAGTTCTATCTTTTCAACTACTCTAGTGGGTTCAAGGTTAACGTTAACATGAAATGTTTTACTTTTCTTTTCGTAGTCAGTAGCAGCAACTTCAACATCATAGCTATACAGACCACGTTTTCTTTTGATTACTTCTAAGAATTCAACTATATCGCTAGAAACCATGTTCCAAGTAATTGAGTCGTTTTGTTCAAATATAAAGTATCTACAATATTGTTCCAAAGCTCTCTTGCAATACAGAACCAATCTTACAATATTTAAATCCTGTAACGCACTAGCTTTTGTTTGTGAAGTTAATTGACCCCAAACAACGTAACCAGGGTTAAATTTCACAATTGGATTTAACTGTTTCAAATACATTTGGTCTCTCTGTCCTAGTTTAGGATTAAACCTAAGTTCTTTAATAGACCCGATTGAGGCTCTATTAAAACCAGCAGCAGCATACCAAAGTTCACCTACTACATCATTTCTTGGTAATAGATATGACATGTGGTAAACAGGTGAGAACCAAACATCCTGCCCAGTAAATATATCATAAACTTTATTAAAAGACTCATATAAAGCAAGAAAATAAGTGTTGAATACATGAGTATCTTCTCTGGAAGTAATTGATGCTGCATATGTTGAGTTATCACCATTATCCATAATTCCAACACAGTCTCGTCTTGTAGTAACTAAATTATAAAGCCATGTTTTAACAGAAGTTGGATAACCACAATCAAACACAAGAGTAAAATATATATTTTCTGTATCAAGAACATTATCA